ATCAATAAGTAACAATTATAATCAATATTCTTATCAATCGGTAACTCAAGAACACGCGCGAAATGAGATTGAAGAAGAAAGCAAAGAAAGAGAAATCAAAAAGGTTTATTCTTTCGTTTATCCGTCTTCAATAAAAGATCCGGAAACTAGATTAAGAGTTGAAAACTACATCAAAGCGAATTATCATAATCTTACACAATCCGAGATCAACCGCCATTTGTATCCGGATGAATCACGCGCAAACTTTTAACCATTTTTTGAATAGGGAGTTTATAAAATGGAAAGTCTTAATGAATCATTAACCCTTTTTCTCAATGCCGTAAAAAAGAAAAGCGGCGGCGGGATAAAGACCCAAATTGAAAAACCTAATCTTGTTCATTCATTCGATCTTGAAAGTTCCGGACTTCTTACAAAAGAGGTGATTATGGGAACGCCAAAGATCAAGGTTAACTATATCCCTTCTTGTAATTATGACGGATGTACGGAGTCACATACTCATATTCATGTAAAACAAGAAGCTCGGTTGGTTGACGATTTGAAAAAGTATGAACCGGTCTTGATTGAAGATGAAAACGGAAAAGAAGTTGAAGACGTATCAAAGCGGCCTCTAAACTTAATTGTTGATTCGGATGGATTATGGCAACCGGTTAAACATCAATATAACTTTTCTATTCCTTGCCCTTTTTGCGGACTCACAAATAAATACTTGATCCGCTTTCAACAATCCGGATTAACGGCCGGCGCAATTGGAAAGCATCTAGGAAACTATCAATTTGAATCCGGGCTTGAAGAGAAGGTCATTGATTTCGTAAACAAGAAGAGCCGCGGCGGCTTGGTCTATGGGAACCCCGGAAACGGTAAAACGCATCTTTTAATGGCTTTAGCTAGGGAAATGATTTGGAAAGGTAAAAGGGTTCGATACGTAAGTCATCAAAACCTTTTAGAGCGAATTAAGCAATCATTTGACAATCAAAGCGGCGTACAAGATCCGCGCTATACTTGGCTTGATAGGGTTGACGTGGTTTTCTTTGATGAGCTTGGATTCTTTCGACAAAATGAGTGGGGTATACAAACAACTAATGAGTTATTACACGCGCTATATGAATCAAAAGTTCAAGTTCTCTTTGCTTCCAATTTGGAGCCGCGGCAATTGAAGAAGTTTTTAGATGTAAGAAGTCAAAGCCGAATAGCCGAAATATGCGCCGGCTTTTCTTTTAATATGACCGGTCAAGATCGCCGCGCAAATGTTGAAAGTTTCTTTAAATGAGTTATCAAGCGAAACATGAAAAGATAGTCAAAGAGATTAAGAGACTTCGGAACCTAAGATACACTTGGAACCAAATTAGAGATACTCTTTTTGATCAGAACGCGCCTACTATTTCAACGCTTCAAAGATGGGTTAAGGGTCATAAATCGCCCACTCCTTTAAGAGAAATGCCTTTTCCAATTCCATCAAAACATAAAAAGGAAGTTGAAGAAGTATTTATAAGACAACTTCGATCTATGGGTTTGACTTCAAAAGAGATTGAAACGGAAATTAAAAAACTTATTCCATAATTTAAATAAAAATTATCCTTTCATTTTGTACACTTAAAGACATTTCTAGATTTTATTTTGCAAAAAGCAAAAAAAAAGTTTGCAAAAAGCAAAAATAAAAGATACAACTTAAACATGATCAACGGCGATCATATCAAACACGCTAAACCTAGAAAGGGTTGAACAAATGAAAATCCAAATGACTTTAAATCAATTCAATGCTTTAACTTTAAAAGAGAAGTTTGAAATCTTTAATGATCTTATTGAAATGGGCGCTATTGATTTTATTGAAGAAGCTCCGGTTGAAGAAGCTCCGGTTAAAGCGGCTCCGGTAAAAGTTAAGTTTAAAGTAACATCCGGCGCGGCCGGTGATGATAAAATTCATCATGTTCTTGTTAATGGTGAAGAAGTCGGAAACTTTACTTATATATACGGCCGAAGCGATCGATCCGAGCCTTGGTCACCGTGGCATTGTACGGTGACTCTAAATATTCTTGATCATGCTTTACATATGCATACCGAAAAATATTTTAAAATGAACTATAGAGATCATGTTAAAAGCATCAAAGAGTTTATCAAAGAGCTTTACGCCGGAAATCTAGAGGCTAATCTTGACTTACCTTATCTTTCAAAGGTTGAAAAAGATTCTTATTTTGAAGGTTCTAGCGTTCTTCATAGCGATTTAGCCGGGTGGGGTAAACGAAAAAAATAAATCAATCTTGATCGAACCGAATAAAACGCAGCTGCTAAACGGCGGCCAAACAAAGAAGCGCTTTTTAATTAAAATTAATTAGCGCTTTTTTTTTTTCTAAAAGTTTTTTCTTTTATCTTTTTAAGCACTTATCAACCTTCTTTTTATTTATTTTGCAAAAAGCAAAAAAAAGTTTGCAAAAAGCAAAAATAAAAGATATAACCGTAACATGATCAACGGTTGATCATATCAAACACGCTAAACCTTGAAAGGGTTAAACAATGAGTAAGAAGTTAAGAATTCAAGATTTTAAAGATCTATTTGGATATAATACTTGTAAGATTGAAATTCATGTTGTTGAACTTGAAGCCGGCGAAAATGAAAGCGTCACCGTTCTTAATTACGGCAATCAATATGACGGCCGCCAATTAACAAAGATTCCTCATAATACGCCTATTATGGTTCAAGTACATCTTAAAGAAGATGGATACTATGAATTAGAGGATGATTGTTTAATGATTATCGATCAAGGCGAATTAAAAGAGTATAAAAGAGAGTATGATTATCAAACAACTTTTGAAGCGGCTCCGGTTGAAGAAGCTCCGGTTGAAGAAGCTCCGGTTCCGGCAAAGAAGGAAACTAAAAAAGCAATCATCAAAAAGATTTTGACTAAAGCAAATCCGCGCCGCGATCGATCCAAATCAATCAAAGTAAATGTTCATAAGTCCTTTAAGGACGCTTTAGAAAAAGAAGCCAATCTTGAACTTGAGAAATATTCTCTTTATGAAATCCCGGCCGAATATTACCGCGGCGGTTATACATTTGACGTTCTTATCTATGAATTCATGGATAAAGATTATTGGGGTAATAATTGTTATGAGCTATTTGATACTTTTTACTTTTACCCAAATCAATAAACTTCAAAAGATCCGGATAAAAAAAACCACCGGTTAACAAGCGAGCTTCAACCGGTGGAATTAAAAAAAACGCCGATTGACTAGGGAGAATCAACCGGCGTTTTATCCGCCGAAAGGAAAGGCGGCAAATCAAACACGCTTTAACAATAAGATCAAAAATCTTATTTGTCTTTAATTTTTTGTAAAGTCTCAACCGCGGTTAATCGTTCCCGGATCTTATTAACTTCACTCCAAATATCAACGCGGCCGGATCTACAAGACTCATGTTGAGTTTCTAAGTTTTGTTGTAGTGTATCGATTGCCTTTGAAAGCCGCTCTATTTGTTCAACCGTTTTTCCGAACGAACGCGCCGCGTAAAAGATGATTGAACATAAGGTCACAATTAATCCGACGATATGCCAAATAGAAGAAATTTCGATTGTCATTTTTACTTACCTCCTTTTGAGGCTATTATACTAAAAGTGATTCTCTAGACAATTTTTTATTCTATATAAGGTTTATATATATAATATGACTATATGTGTGTATTTAAACAAAGATGGAATTATGTATAAGAAGATGATTACTTTCTACATTGATCTCAATGTTTGTGAAGAGCTTGATAAGCTCGCTAAAGAAGAGAAAAGGCCGCGCGCCTATGTTATCCGGCAATTATTAGAAGAAGGCCTTATAAAGCGTTCTAGAGGTGTAAAAGATGAGTCTAAATAGTTTAACTATAATCGGCAATCTAGGAAGCGACCCGGAAGGCCGCCGAACGGCGAGCGGAACGCAAGTGGCTAATTTAAGAGTTGCCGTTAATGAATGGCGCAATAATGAAAAGAAAACTACTTGGTTTGATGCCGTCGCTTTTAACGGCCGCGCCGAATACATCTTAAAGACTTGTCAAAAAGGATCTAAGGTTTATTTGGAAGGTCCTTGGTATTATGAACAAATGGATTTAAATTCTAGCAAATGGGAAATGATTATAAACAAAGTAATCGTTTTAGAAGGAAAGAAAGAATATGGCGATCGATCATAAAATACATGAAATCCGGTTATGGCTTGAAATCGGAAAAGTTCTTTTAAAAGAGAGTCTAGATCTTTATCAAGAAATTGAAGATCATCTTGAATACAAAATCAAAGAATATGAGGATAAAAAAGATGAGCAAAGAGGATCTTGAAGGTTTAGCCGCGCGCGAAGCTATGACGGAAAACTTTAGCGATTTGAGCAAACAACGCGTTAAAGGAAGTAAGTATTCTTCTATTATTGCGAATAACATTTGCGATCTTATAGCCAAAGGGGTTCCGTTAAAGCAAGCCGCCAAAGCGGTTAATATCTCAGAACAAACGCTTCATAATTGGCGTAAAAAAAAAGAAGAGTTCGGCGAAATGGTTGAACAAGCTTTAGGAGTAAGTGAAGTTCGATTGATCTCCGAAATCTCAACTAATGAAGATTGGCGCGCTAAAGCTTGGATTCTAGAACGCCGGTTCCCGGATCGGTGGAGTAAAAGAGAACGAATAGAAATGAGTGTAGAGCATTCAAGCGGTATTGATGAAGTCAAGGCCATGTTTGAACAAACTAATAATCTTTTAAGTGTTCAAGATGAAGATCAACCAAGCGAAGATAACGAAGAAAGTTAAAAACAAAATAAACATAGGGAGTTTAAAAAATGCAATTGAAGATTTTAGAAAGATCAAGGGAAATTGGCGCCGGTTGTAGCTTCGCCACTCGTATAAGTCAATCCTTTGAAAGATTAGTAGGCGCCGCGTTCAACGGTTCCTTAATGAATGATTTCAACACGCGCGGAACCGGCTATTTTTTCAAACAAGGTTACAAAGGATGGAGTGACGGAACTTTTATCTTTAATGATCGCCGGATTAATAAATATAGAGAAATCGCCGAACTTGAAATGAAAGTTTTAGATTGTTCAAGCCGTACCAAGGAAACGGCCTTTTTATCTTTATGTAAAAGCCGCGGCGTTCAAGAATTCTTCAATCTATGTATAGGTAAAGGCAAAGATGGAACGGCTAAAGATCGACTTCATAAAGACCGCGCGAAATATTGGGTATTAATCGCCGGCTATTATGAAGAAGACCGCCGAACCGCTTGTTTAAAAATTGATCCGTCTATGTACACCGGATTAACCGTAATAGCTTATAAACGAATCGATTTTGAAAACGATATAACCGAATACAAGAAAGCGTTAAAACACTATCCAAACTTTAACGATTTCGCGCTTGATGTTTTAACTAGTCAAACATTTGAAGACTACTTTGAAACCCAATTAAGTGATGTTTCAAAAAATGAAATCTTTGAACTTTTCTATGATCAAAAGTACATTGAATTAAGAGGCCGCTTATTTGATCGAATGCAATTTTTACAACCGGCCAAAATCATGGCGCGCGTTGTACTTAGGGAAATGATCAATAAACAAATAGAAGCCGGAATGGGAAAAGGCTTTGAAGGCGCGGCGGCTGCTTTGTCTCAAATCGGAATCAATGAGACTTCATACTTACAAGACTTTCTAGAAAGAGGATGGATCAAAGAGCATGAAAATGAATATCAAGTATATTTTGAAACAATCATTCAAGACTTATACAAAAGTAAAGCCGAAGCGGCGGTTCGATCATTTGGACTTCCAATTAGATAACTTATTAAATCGGAGTCCTTTAAATGAAATGTACTTGTAAGAAGTGTCAAGATTTAAGTAATTGGATTGAACAAGTTTATGATCACCCCAAAGTAGTCGGAAAAGCTAGGGAATTAAATGTAGATGATTATCTAGACTTAATTAACGAAACGGCCGTTCAAATCTTGAAGGGTTGTAGAGGCTTGCATTTTGAAAGCATTCATCAAGTCATACAATACTTTAGAGTAACTATGGTAAGAAGCGTTTATTCTAGAGGCCAAAAAAGAGCATTAATAAAAGATTATAAAAGAAGATCTAGAACTTTTCCTATTGAGGATTTTTATCATTTACATGATCCAATTGATGAACACGCGCGGCGGCTCGGTGAATTGGATTTTCAAACTATGAAGGACTTGATCAAGAAACCGTCTTGGAAAGAGCTTATTCGCCTTTATTATGAAGAAGGATATTTAATTAGGGAAATCGCCGCTATGCAAGGCAAGAATGAAAATACTTTGTATATGCACCACCAACAAATTTTAGAAGAATTAAGATGCAAACTAAACCTTCAAAAGATTCATTGATCCTTAATGATCTTCAAAAAAACATAATCGCCGGAATCCGCCGGAAAGATAAAGTGATTAGCGCGCGGTGCGGTTGGGGGTCGGGTAAAACGTCCGGCTTGGTGTTTGCTTTATGGTTTATTTCTAGAGTCCGGCCGGGAACTTCTAGTTTATTAATCACGGATACTTCGCCGCGGTATAGGTCGGTATTAGGTCCGGAATTAGAAAAATGGCTTGCACCAATTGGATTTAGTTTTAACGCTTTAGAAATGAAATGGACTTGTTCGATAACCGGTTCTTCTATTTGGTGTAGATCCTACTTTAGACCGGGGACTAGAGAAGCAACTCATAATCCTTTAGAAGGTCTAAACATAACTTCCGGCGTTGCTTTAATAGATGAATGCCAAACATTCCGAAATGATGAAGTAGCGCAAAAAGCTTTAGGTCGTTTAAGGTCCGGACCTTCGCCAATTTTAATTCTTGTAGGCTTGCCGGTTTCGGATGCTTGGTGGTGCCAACTCGCCGAAAAAGCCGGATACAATCCGCTTTTATTTACGTCATATGTCAATCAAGATAATCTTTCGGATGAATGGTTTGAAGCTACCAAACTTCTTCCGGAAGAAGAAAGATTGGCTATGGTTATGAATCAACCGCGGCCGCCTTCCGGATTGATCTATAATGAATTCACAGAAAGCCATATAATTGATGATTTTAAATACAAGGAATCTATGACCGGCCGAATCGCGATCGATTGGGGCTTTAGAAAGCCTTCGGTTTTAATAATGGTCTATGATGAGGAAAGAGAAGCGACCGTCATTTTATACGAAATCAATCCGCGTGAAATCACGATTAAGGAACTTTCTAAAATGATCCTTTCGATAGCTTGGCCGCGCTCTTTGAAATCCCAAGCGCCGGCGCCGCGGATTTGGCTAGATTCCGGGGTTGCCGACAAAGCCGGATCCGCTCGCAATGATCAAACCGGCCGAACCGCTTTTAGGGAAATAATGAAGCCGCCGGCCGCCGGCGGAATTGGGTTGCCGCTTCGCTATACTACCGATCCGGTTTTGACAAATGTTTTGAACGGCGTTCAAAAGTTAAAGCGCGCGTTTGCTAGAAAGAAATACATGATCACTAGAGAAGCTTGGAACGCCGGCGAACGCGCTTTAGGTAATTCGTTTAGGAAGGCCGTTCTTTCGTACGCTTGGAACGAGACAAAAGAAGAACCCAAAAAAGACGGCCGCGAAGATCCTTTAGACGCTTTAAGATATGATTGCATTCTTCACTATTGGAGTGATTTAAGCGCGCCTTCATACGCCGGCCGCGGCTCTTCTAGAAGATCGGAAAAGAGAATAAGACGGATTGGAAAGGATCAAGCGTTTTGAATTTAATAAACGGCGATTCAATGGAAGTATTAAAGACCTTAGAAGCGGATTCGATCGATTCGGTTATAAGTGACCCTCCGTATGGTTTAAGCCAAATATCAACGCAAGTTTTTAATGAATGTATGTTGAAATGGTGTACAAATGACCGCGAATATATTCCGGCCTCTAAAGGCTTTATGGGTAAAGCTTGGGATTCTTTTGTACCGCCGCCGGCGCTCTTTGATGAAGTTTTTAGAGTGTTAAAACCCGGTGGTCATGCTTTGATCTTTGCCGGATCTAGAACTCAAGATTTAATGGGTTTAAGTTTGCGCCTTGCCGGTTTTGAGATAAGAGATTGTATTCAATGGCTTTATGGTTCCGGCTTTCCTAAAAGTTTAAATATTGGAAAGGCTATTGATAAGATCCAAGGCAATGAACGTGAAGTCATTGGAAAGGGGAAAAGTGGTTCAACTGCAATTTGGAACACGGATGGAAATATGGGATCTTGGAACATAACCAAAGGATCAAGTGAATATGAAGGATATGGAACGGCATTAAAACCGGCTTATGAACCGATAATTTTAACAAGAAAGCCTTTTGAAGGTTCGGTTGCTCAAAATGTTTTAGATTATGGTACAGGCGGATTAAATATAGATGGATGTAGAATTGAGACAAATGATGAAATTGATCTTAGAACCTATAGACCTAAAATTGATCGGTATCCTTCAAACGTAATATTTGACGAATCAAACCGCGCCGAATGGTCAAGATATTTTTATACCGCCAAAACTTCAACCGAAGAAAGGCATAAAGGAATAGAACGCAATATTCATCCGACCGTTAAACCGATTGATTTAATGAAGTATCTTTGTAGGCTAATCACGCCGCCGGCCGGGGTTGTTCTTGATCCTTTTATGGGTTCCGGATCAACCGGAATAGCAGCTCTTAAAGAAGGCTTTGATTTTATCGGAATCGAAAGAGAAGCGGAATATTTTGAGATTGCTCAAAAGAGAATTGATTATTGGACTTCAATTGACTTGACTTATGAAGACAATGAAGAAAAGCCGCTTGATTCTCAACTTTCAATCTTTGGCGGCTAAAAGGTAGAAGCGCTTCTACCTTTCCAAAAAAAAACCGATCGATCAAAGATCAACCGGTTTTTAAATCAAATATCTATAATCGTTTGTTTCAGAGTGTTCAATCTTTCTTTCTACGTTTAAAACGTGGTCAAAAGTTTGAAATTAATTATAGGTTCTTTGATTAGTATTAAGAAGTGAACTACTCTATTTATCTACACTCTTTTAAACGCGCATACGCGTATAAGAAAGAAAAAAAATACTTAATACTAAAAAAATAGATAAGTGATATTTTAAATTTTGTCAATAGAAAGGAACCAAATGAATTTAGGAACGCCACCGCACCGGATTAAACCTTATGAAGAATATGATCAATTTATTATCGGAATGGAAGAAAACGGCCTTTATTTTGTTTATAGTAAAGACGCGATTATTGATCATTTAACTCAAAAATTTTATCATAGTGAAGAGATATTCACTTATAACATTCAAGAAGCTCATTCTTTAGCGCTTGAATTCTTTTATACTCAAATCAAAAAACTTGAACTTGATCTTCATACGCCAATCTTTATAACTAGAGATCATCTCTTTAAACTAGAAGATCCTA